TAGTGATGACCGTTCCGAGAAAGAATAAGATGCAATTCCTCACAATTGATTTCGAAACCTACTACGACCGTGAGTACAGTTTAACCAAACTAACAACCGAAGAATACGTACGTGATGATCGCTTTGAAGTTATTGGCGTGAGCGTCAAAGTAAACGACGACGAATCCGAATGGTTTAGTGGTACGTTCGCAGAGACAAAAGCGTGGCTTGAGCAATTTAACTGGGCCGACTCCATGGCGTTAGCCCATAACATGATGTTTGATTCTGCTATTTTGTCGTGGCGTTTTGGCTTACGCCCCGTTGCTTACTTTGACACACTATGCATGGCACGTGCTGTCGATGGTGTGGAAGTTGGGAATAGTCTTGCAAAACTTGCAGATCGTTATGGGATAGGGCAGAAGGGAACCGAAGTACTGCTGGCGATTGGAAAACACCGAAAGGACTTCAGCCCCGAAGAACTTGCGCAGTACGGCAAGTATTGTTGCAACGATGTCGATATTACTAAATCTTTATTCGACATTTTAGGCCCCCATTTTTCTGGCACAGAGTTTAAGTTGATTGATCTTACTCTGCGCATGTATGCAGAACCGATGTTGGAATTGAACCTCCCGTTACTTGAGCAACACCTTGAGGACGTTAAAGACCGCAAGGAAAAATTGCTTGTAAACGCAAACGGAATTGATAAGAAGTCTTTGATGTCGAACAATACGTTTGCTAGGTTGTTAGAGATGTATGGTGCGGAAGTACCAATGAAGATAAGCCCCACAACAAACAACCCTACGTTTGCTTTAGCAAAGAGCGATGAAGGATTCAAAGCATTGCTTAACCATCACGATGAGCGCGTTCAAGCCTTAGTTGCCGCACGCCTTGGGACAAAAAGCACGTTAGAAGAGACACGCACAGAGCGAATGATTTCCATAGCGAAGCGGGGTAGCTTACCTGTCCCACTACGTTACTATGCCGCGCATACTGGACGGTGGGGTGGCGACGACAAACTTAACCTACAAAACTTGCCCCGTAACTCAAAGTTAAAAAACGCAATCATTCCCCCCGAGGGCTACGTGCTTATCGACGCTGATTCCTCTCAGATCGAAGCTAGGACTCTTGCATGGCTATCAGGCCAAACCGACTTAGTTGGGGCTTTTGAGCGAGGCGAAGATGTCTACAAAGAAATGGCGGCGGCTATCTACCAAACACCAACAGATCAAATAACAAAAGAACAAAGGTTTGTTGGCAAGACAACCATCCTTGGGGCTGGCTACGGAATGGGGTGGAAGAAGTTTCAAACGCAGTTGTGCGGGTTTGACGTTAGCATTGAAAACGATTTCGCAAGGTATATCATACAAACCTACCGAAATAAGTACGCTAAGATTTCAGCACTTTGGGCCGAAGGAGATATGTGCTTAGACGCACTTACTAGCGAGACACTTAAATCCACTAACTTTGGATGCCAGCCACAAGCCGTTTCGTTTCTGCCCGGAGTAGGGTTTGATTTCCCTAGCAAGTTACCTATTAAGTACAGAGGATTGCAAAAAGGTCAGCGCATATTAAAGTCTGGTATCTCTGTAACGGGTTACTGGTACGAGACAAGGCGCGGCAAGGTAGACATATACGGTGGAAAAATTGTAGAGAACGTATGTCAGGGTTTAGCCCGATGTATTATCGGTGCTCAGATGCTTAGAATTGCAAAAAAGTATCGGGTAGTGCTAACTGTGCATGATGCCGTTGCTTGTTTGGCCCCCATTGAAGAAGCTGAAGAAGCCGTTAAGTACGTTGAAGAATGTATGCGGTGGCGTCCTAAGTGGGCAGAAGATTTGCCGTTAGACTGCGAAGCTAAATACGGAGATAGCTATGGAGCTTGTTGACTATACAACCCCCGAAGATTCACAAGCGTACAGGGTAAAAATTACGGTACGCAACAACCTTTTACTTACAGCAATCGAGCAAGCAGGATACAGGTTTGTTTCAGAATTTGCTAGAGAAATCGGGTACCAAGCTACTCGGGTGGGTGATCTTATCGGGTTACGAGAAGCACCCATAAAAAAAGACGGTAGTTTTACCGACATGGCTAAAAAAATTATGGAAGTTTTAGGAGCCGCACCAAGCGATCTTTGGACTGTCGAGCAATTAAACATGCGCCTTGAAAAGAACGTTTGGGAAGATCAATACACCACAGATGCGGTGAAATCAATTCTTGGGAGTAACGTAGCACAGCTAGAAGGTGCGGTTTACGAAAGCGTTGAGAAGCCTGAAGATCAGCTAAATAAAAAAGACCTTAAGGATATGCTACTACAAGGATTGGAAAGCATAACCCCGAGAGAGAAAAAAATTTTACTTCTTAGATTTGGGCTTGATGTGGGTGGAGAGCATACCCTTGAAGAAGTTGCGCAAGTAATGAATATCACAAGAGAAAGAGTGCGACAGATTGAGGCAAAAGCGCTTAGAAAAATGAGAGATCCATCAAGAAGCGAACTTTTCAAAGAGCACGCAGAAGATTTACTTAGTTCAGAGAAATACCAACCATGGTGGATGAAAGAGGAAGAAAATGAAAATAGCCGAAATGATTGATTACGCCCCGCATCTTGAAGAACTCAAGAAACTACTGCGGCAAGCCCACGACTTAGTTAACGATCACAGATACAAGGAAGCGGAAGAAGTTGCGTTGAAGATAACTGTGGAAGCCAAACTGTTTTTGAATGCGGTTCGGCACGATGGATAAGTACACTTGGTCTTACAGTAGCATTTCGCTGTTTCAGCAATGCCCACGCAAGTATTACCGTATGCGTGTATTGAAAGACATTGTTGAGCCGCCCCAACCACACCTCATGTACGGAACCGATGTCCACAAAGCGGCAGAGGACTACGTATGTAAAAACATTTCGTTGCCCCCGAAGTATTCCATGTTTCAAGAAATGCTTGACACCCTCAAGAAGATACCCGGTGAAAAGCATTGCGAGTACGAGATGGGGCTTACAAAAGACTTTGAACCATGCGCCTTTAAAGCATCAGACGTATGGTTTAGAGGCATCGCCGATTTGCTTGTTATCGACGGTGAGTCAGCACACATAGTTGACTACAAGACGGGTAAGAGCAGTCAGTACGCTGATCTTAAACAGCTTGAGTTGCTTGCGTTGTTGACGTTTAAACACTTTCCCCAGGTAAAAACTATAAAAGCTGGGCTTGTGTTTTTAGTAGCAACAAGTTTGGTCAAAGCAAAATTTGAAGACGACATGCAGAAATCCGCATGGCAAAAATGGTTGCCTGAGATTCAGCGACTTGAAAGCGCTATGCAGACTAATGTGTGGAATCCGAAGCCAAACTTTACATGTCGCAAGTTCTGTGCAGTTGTGGACTGCGAACACAATGGACGAAGTTAATTTTTAGGAGAGTACCTATGAAGAAAATTACCAACGCACAAAAAATCTTGAAAGCCTTAAAGTCAGGCCCAAAAACTCAAGCTGATCTGTTGCGTGAGACGCAGGTTAAAAACGTCTATCAGGTTGTTTCTAACCTTATTAAAAGTGGAAAGTTAATTAAAGATAGTGGGGGCCACATTTTAATAGCTAAACCGCCACTATCTATTGCGGTTGATAAGACTGATAAGGTGACGCTTGAACAAATAAAAGCAGTTACGGAAAGACTTAAAAGCAAAATTACACCCCGTGCTACTTTGCTTCAAGACGAGATCGACAACATTAACGACGGGATTCGTGCGCTGATGGTTACGAGGTCTTATCTTATCAGGCGCATCGAAGAAGAGAAGCGCGATGCTTAAAGAAAACGACAAAGTCAAGATCATCGAGACGGGTGAGATTGGCTACGTCGAACGGCTGTCGGAGAATGGAGAGCGAGTCATGGTGCGAATTCCATCTTCCGATGGCTGGCCTTATCCACATCACGTATATGCGGTTAGGGAAAAGGTTCAGCACGTGAGCGATAAGCCTAAGTCAAAAAAATCTAAATTTTTAGGTTGGAGGGCACCATTTTGAGTCTGAAAGAAGAGTGGCGTAAGTGGGCTGACGAGAACCGCCCACAAAATGAGGAGGCGTTTTGGATTTGTTGGAACGCCGCATGGGAAGCGGCTGGCAAAGAGTATCGAGACTACATAAAGTTGTTGAAGGAAGAAGTAGGCTTTGCCGAGCGCGGCTACACGAAAATGGGGAAGCAATGAAAGAAGAGGTAACCATCGAACAGGTTGCGGCTTTCTTACAAGTCAATCGCAAAAGTGCTATCCAGCGCATGTCTCGACTGGTCAAGAAAAACAAAGCAGTTAAGTTGAACTGGCCTACAAAGGGCGTACCCGCAAAGTTCTTGATTGATATGCCGTTGGAAGAGTTGCTTGTCACGCAGAAATACACCAAATGCAAAGCACACCCCGACATTGATTGGAGAAAGTTTTGTAGTGATCCTTTTAATTTAGGAGCGAATGCGAGATGAACGAAAAACAAATTGTTAATTGGCTACTAGGTTTTACGATGGGTATGTTGACGGTGCTATCTTACGAGAAGCTAATGAGTGAACCTTTGGTCATCTATGACAGCGAAGCGACACGTGCTGATGAACTCATAAGCATCTACAAACGTGGGGTCAAAGACGCACTAAAAACCAACCCTGTATCATTCCAGTTGGAGCAAACATGTTTGGAGGTGTGGGCCAACAAGCAACCTTTGGAGACGAAATGAGTAGCTTAATTAAGCGGGTAGAACGTGACGATGCGAGAGAGGAAAAGCGAATGGCAAAACCTGAAACTTTAAACGACTTAATCAAAGACACCATGCGTGTGAGCGGTGTGCCGTACCCCGTCCAAGTTGATGCAGTTAATCATCCCCCGCACTACAAAGTCGGTGGCATTGAGACGATTGAGTACATGAAAGCCAAGTCAACGCCCGAAGAATTTAAAGGTCATCTCAGGCTGACCGCGATTAAGTACCTTAGCCGCACGGGTTACAAAGACGATGCGCTACAAGATCTGAAGAAAGCGCAGTGGTATCTCAACAGGTTGGTGAAGGAGTGCGAAGATGAGAACGGCTGAAGATCGCATCCTTGACTACATGAAGGAACACAAAAAGCCCGTGACGATCTCAAAGATGGCGAAGTACTTTATTGTGAGTGAATCAACCGCAAAGGGTTCGTTGGCATCTCTGGTCAAGAAAGGCATCGCTGAAGTCGTGCCTAAGAGCAAACCTTTCTTATACAGGCTAAAATAAAATTTTTGGAGATCGTTATGCCTTACGTTAACAAGCCCCGGCCATACAAGAAAGAATACGAACAGTACGACGGTACCGAGAAGGTCAAGAAGAAACGAGCTGAGCGCAATCGAGCAAGGCGCATGATGGAAAAAGCTGGCAAAGTTAAGAAGGGTGACGGTAAAGATGTGCAACATAACAAAGCCCTATCAAAAGGTGGCTCTTATAAAGATGGGCTATCAGTAGTAAGCGCATCAGAAAACCGATCCTTCAAACGAAATTCCAATCACGGGTTAGTTTCTGAAACAAGCACTAGAGAACGGAAGAAACGTGCAGATCGTAAATAACGAAAAATTAGTTGTAAACACTCGATTCCCAACCCGTATTACAGATGCTATTAAAACCAGCAAACCCATAGGTAAATCCGATGACATAACTGCTGTTGAAGTTGAGTGGGGCTTACATGAAGCTATCTCTCTGCGCCGACTAAATATTAAGAATGTGCCTTCTCCCATTCTGAAGGACTATGATTGGCCCGGACTGTACCCCCCTATGTCGCATCAGAAAGATACGGCGTCTTTCTTATCTGTTAATTCCCGAGCCTTTTGTTTTAACGAACAAGGGACTGGCAAGACCGCTTCCGCTATTTGGGCTTCTGACTACCTATTAACGCAGGGTGTCATTAGTAGAGTTTTGATCATCTGCCCGTTGTCCATCATGCAATCAGCATGGCAAGCGGATCTCTTTAAGTTTGCGGTACACCGCACCGTCAACATTGCGCATGGCACGAGAGCAAAGCGCATCAGCGCAGTTGAATCCCAAGCAGAATACCTCATCATTAACTTTGATGGCATTGAGACTATCAAAGAAAATTTAAAGAACGGCGCTTTTGACCTAGTGATTGTTGATGAAGCAAACGCTTACAAGAACCATCGTACTAAAAGGTTTAAGGCGTTGCAGTCTTTAGTCAGCCACAAAACATGGATTTGGATGATGACAGGCACGCCAGCGGCACAATCCCCTGTCGATGCATACGGCTTGGCTAAAATGTGTGTGCCCGACCGATGCCCAGTTATCTTTGGTGCGTTTCGGGATTCAGTTATGTATCAGCTAACTAGGTTTAAGTGGATACCAAAACCAAGTTCCGAAGCAGTTGTCCACAAGCTACTGCAACCAGCGATTCGGTTCACAAAGGAAGAGTGCTTAGACCTTCCTGACATGACCTACGTATCGAGGTACGCACCGCTAAGCTCACAGCAAACTAAGTATTACAAGGACTTAAAGAAAAACATGTTGATCGAGGCGGCTGGCGAGGAAGTATCTGCCGCAAACGCCGCATCTAATATTACTAAACTACTGCAAATAGCTTGCGGAGCTGTATACACCGACAGCAAGAATGTTGTGGAGTTTGATGCTTCAGAAAGATTAAACGCTGTTTTAGAAGTCATCGAAGAAACTTCTCACAAAGTATTAGTCTTTGTGCCGTTTACCCACACATTACAGTTACTTAAAACATTTTTGGACAAACATAAAATCAGCGCCGAGATCATTGATGGAAGCGTAACAGTAAACAAGCGCACGGAAACATTTAAGCAGTTTCAAGAGGCTACTGATCCTAAAGTGTTATTGATTCAACCGCAAGCTGCCGCACACGGGGTAACCCTAACTGCGGCAAACGTAGTGATATGGTACGCTCCCGTTACTTCAATTGAGTCCTACTTACAAGCAAATGCAAGGGCGCACCGTAAAGGTCAAAAGAACCCTGTAACAGTAGTTCACATTGAAGGTAGCCCGATTGAATCAAAACTGTATTCGATGTTGCAAAGTAAGTTGAACGTACACACTAAGATTATTGATCTTTATAAAAACGAAATTAATACTTGACACAGTACAGTTTTATGGGGTACAGTACTCCAATCGAACCGTCGGTTCGAACATTTGTTAGGAGAGTTACATGGACGTTCCTGTTGAAAAAATTGTCAGCACGTACATCAAGATACGTGACACAAAAGACAAGTTGTACCAAGAGTACAAAGCAAAAGAAGGTGAGCTTCAGAGTCAGATGGATTTGCTCAAAGAAAAGCTCATTCAACTATCACGAGAAACTGGGGTAACTAGCTTTAGCACCCCGAATGGAATCGCTTACCGCACTATCAAGAATCGCTACTGGACGGACGACTGGGGCAGTTTTTACGGCTTCATGCGTGAACACGGCGCGATGGAGTTGCTGGAAAAGCGTATCCATCAAACAAACATGAAAGAGTTCTTAGAGAACAACCCCGAAGCTCATCCTCCTGGTATGCATATTGACCAAGAGTATGAAATCACCATCCGACGTAAATAAGGAGAAACACATGAGCGAGATGACTCTGTTCAGTAACAACCTGCCCGACTACCTGCAAGAAGTTGAGCTTGATGATTTAACAAAAAACCTTGCGGGTAATACTGCAACCAAGCGTATTTCCATTCGTGGCGGTGTCTTCCGCATGATGGTTAACGGCGAAGAGCTTGCTAAAAATACGAACCGTACGATGAATATTGTGATCGTCAACGGTGCGCCAAACATCTCTAGGTCGCTGTATTTAACGCAGTATGACCCCAAGAAGCAAGCCGCGCCCGATTGCTGGTCTAACGACGGTATTAAGCCTGATGCCAGCATTGAGGCACCACAAAACTCGACTTGTGAGGGGTGTCCTCAGAACATCCAAGGTTCGGGCAAAGGTGTGTCACGGGCCTGTAAGTTCCAGCAACGCTTGGCAGTTGTCCTTGCCGACGACATTAAAGGCGATGTTTACCAGCTTACGATTCCGTCTAAGTCTTTGTTTGGGCGTGGCGAAAGCTTGGACAAAATGCCATTCCAGCAGTACGCAAAGTATGTTGGTTCGCAGGGTAAAAACATCAATACGTTGGTAACAGAAATGCGTATGGATGATGACAGCGACACACCCAAGCTGGTGTTCAAAGCGGTTCGTTTTCTTAACCGCGATGAATGGGAGATCGCAAAAGAAAAGGGTAACACTCCCGCCGCAAAAGCCGCAGTTGTGCAAACCCCCGCACAGCTAGACGGAATAAAAACTAAAAGAGCTTTACCGCCTAAAGTAGAAGCTACTGAAGAGACGGAAGAAGTTGTGCCCGAGCCTGTTAAGCGCACTTCTAAAAAAGCCGCCGCTGAGCCTACCCCCAAAAAAGACTTCGTTGATGTTCTTAGCGAGTGGTCTACCGACGATGAGTAACTTGGCATGGATAACCGTGGTTACACATCTAGGATTGTCAAGGCTAACTTAAATGCTGATGCCGACAGCCCCGGCGTAATGCTGGGGCGGTACTGCATTGAAAACGAAGTTCCTGTTACTGACGTATCTAAGTTTTTTGAAGTAAGCCGTATGACCATTTACAAATGGTTTGCGGGAGAATGGATACCCCGTAAGAGGCACGTTGCAAAAATAAACGAAGTTCTTGACAAAGTAAGTTAACGGGGCGTCTAGTTTGACGGAACGAAGAGGGGAGACGCCGCACTCCCCCTGACGCCCTTTCCCTTTTTTCTGCGGCTTAAAGGCGGCTATGGCTACTACAGATCTATTAGCAATCGTGCTTCCAGACGACGGGCACTATTGCATTGTTGGTTTAAAAAAGACAAGCCTCCCCAAGCAGTTGTTTGCCAGTACGTTAGAAGAAGCGGATGAACATATTCAGGCTCTGCTTAAGAAAGAGTATGACGTTTACTTTGGTTGCGCCAAGTACACTACTCCAAAAACAAGAGTCGCTGACAACGTTCTTTCGGTAAAAGCTTTCTGGCTAGACATTGATTGCGGGGAAAACAAACCTTACGAAACGCAAGCTGAAGGGCTTACAGCGTTCAAAGCTTTTTGCAACGACCTTAAGTTACCCAAACCCGCAATCGTAAACTCGGGTAGAGGGCTTCATGTTTACTGGCCTTTGACTGAAAGCGTTACGCGCCAGCATTGGAAGTCCGTTGCAGAGGTGCTTAAAAAAGTCTGCCATGAGCGTGGGCTACACGCAGATCCTTCACGTACTGCCGACGTAGCATCTATTCTGCGGGTTCCTGAGACGTTTAATTACAAAGCAGACCCCCCATTACCTGTAACGCTAGTAGCTACAGCACCCGCAATTAGCATCGAAGACTTTAGTGCCGCTTTGGGCGGCATACCCGAAGAAGTACAGGACTATGTTGGAGGTCAACTTAACAGTCTGACCCGTGCATTGATGGGCAATAAGCAGAATCGGTTTTCAACAATTTGGTTAAAGACCGAAAAAGATGAAGGGTGCCCACAGCTTAAGAAAGCAGTTACTGAACAAGCAACCATAGAAGAACCTTTCTGGCGTGCCGCACTTTCAATCGCCGCGCATTGCGTAGATGCACCTGACGCTATCCATGAAATATCTAGGGGGCATGAAGACTATGACCCTGTAGAAACAGAAAACAAAGCCGCTAAGACAAAAGGCCCGTACACATGTGAGTCGTTTGAAAAGATCAACCCCGGAGGCTGTGACAACTGCCAACACAAAGGCAAACTTACGTCACCGATTACGCTGGGGCAAGAAATAATTGAGGCCGATCCCGAAGACAATGAAGTTGAATTTGTAACGGAGTCAAAGAAACCTGCTAAGTACACCATACCTCAGTATCCATTCCCTTATTTCCGAGGTAAGAACGGAGGCGTTTACCGTAAAAATGACGACGATGACGACGCTGACCCAATAATGGTTTACGAGCATGATCTGTACGTAGTTAAAAGACTGCGAGATCCGCAACACGGAGAAGTAATTTGGATGCGACTACACACCCCCAAAGACGGTATCAGGGAGTTTGCGTTACCCGCAGTGGACTTGCTTACAACTGAGAAGCTAAGAGAAAGACTGGCTTGGTACGGTGTTATAGCTTTAAAAAAGCAGATGGACGGGATTATGGGTTACGTAGTCCGTTTTGTTAAAGAACTTCAATGTAGCGAGGAAGCAGAAATTATGAGAACACAATTCGGTTGGACCCAGGACAACAGCTCTTTTGTTGTTGGTGATACTGAGATATGCGCAGACAGCGACAAGTATTCTCCGCCGTCTAGTTATACATCGCCTCTTGCCCCGTGGTTTGAACCTAAAGGCTCAATAGAAGATTGGCGAGAGGTCATATCAGTCTATGATCGCCCCGGCTTAGAACCCCATGCGTTTGGTGTTTTATCTGCGTTCGGCGCCCCTTTTCTTAAGCACATGAACATACGTGGTTGCATCATTAATCTGATTAACAACGAATCCGGCACAGGTAAAACAACGGTTCTAAAAGCCATGCATAGCGTGTTTAGCCACCCTGATGAGGTCATGCTGATTGAGCGAGATACGATGAACGTGCGGCTACATCGGCTGGGTGTGATGAACACAATCGGCCTTGGATGCGATGAGATTACAAAGATGAAACCAGATGAGATGTCTGATTTATCTTACGCTGTCTCACAAGGCCGAGGCCGTGGGCGTATGAAAGCTAACGAAAATGCCGAGCGTCTTAACTTTGCAAAGTGGCAGACCATTATGCTTTGTAGTTCAAATGCTTCCATCGTGGACAAGCTAAAGTCTGCAAGCGATGCGTCTGACGGTGAAATGATGCGGGTCATTGAGTACCAAGTACCACCGAATCCATTGATCAGCAAGCAAGAAGCTGACGAGATATTCCCCAAGCTTTACCTAAATTATGGACACGCAGGGCGAATTTACGTGCGAGATCTGGTTGCTAACTTAGAAGAGCGCATCCAAGAAGTTAAGAAAGTCCAGCTTATCATTGACAAAAAGATTGGCTTTACGAATCGGGAACGATTCTGGTCGGCTGTAATGGCGTGCAACATTACAGGCGGGTTGATTGCCCGTAGGCTTGGGATCATTGACTGGGACATGGGGCGCATATTTAAGTGGGCACTCAAAGAGTTTTCTCAGATGCGGGAAGAAATTAAGCCGCCTATTTCCAACCATGCTAGCGTTATCGGTGAGTTTTGGAACACGCATCGGCAGAACACTTTGGTCATCAACGACGAAGTTGATAAGCGTACGGGCGTTGAGATGCTACCTATCCTTGAGCCGAGGGGCGAGTTGATTATTCGCATGGAACCTGACACGCAGAAGCTCTTTATCTCTGCCAAAGCATTTCGTACTTACTGCGCCGAACACAGAATTACGCTAAAAGATGTGCTTAATTCGCTGACTTCAGATGGCGTCTACGTGGGTACGGTTAAGAAGCGCATGTCCAAGGGCACTAAGTTAAGCACCGTGCCGCCTGTGGATGCCCTAGTTTTTGACTGTGCTAGGGGAGATTTTATTGATCCCGACCTGTACGTAACATCAGATGTGGAAGAAGTTACTGAGGTCATGGACGACGAAGAGACTGAAAAGGATGAAAGTTAACGGTGTTTCTTTTAATGTTGACTGGACGCAATTTAAGGTTGGGTGGTCATTTTTTATCCCCTGCTTTCATGTTGAAGAAGGGAAGCAAGAAATTAAGCAAGTGACACGACGCCTAGGTTATCGTGTTGCTATCAAAGTAGTAATTGAGGAAGGTATCAGGGGGTTGCGGGTCTGGAGACTACAGTAGTACTATAAAGACTGTTCTATGTAGTTTCTCCTCGTAGTAACCTCCTCTTACCCCGCTTCGGCGGGGATTTTTTTAGTTCCTTCCGTACCTCATCATCTGAAGCATTTCAGGAAGCATTCGCTTGTCAAACTTACCACCTATGGCATCTGCTTCGGCTTGGCCTTTTATGCGGCGTTCAAATGAGTCTTGAATTGTTTCTGGAGTAATCCCAACCATAGGGTGTTTAGCAGAGAACTCCATAGCCTGTTGCAGTATTTCATTAAATGTTTCTGGGTCGTTGCGTTCCATCCACAAACGATCAAGAAGAGCATCCCGCCGAGCTAAGACTTTTTGCTCGTAACGTTTGGCTTCAATTGCCGATTTTTGTCTTTGAGCTAGACGTTCGGGTTGCAACCCAATGGCTTGCATAGCGAGTTCCCACGCCGAGAAGTTATCAGCCAGTTTTACGCCGCTACGGGTACGGGCATCTTCTTCTGCTATGCGTGCGGCTGTAACAGGTTTAGACACAATTGCCGGTGCCGCTTTCTCAAAAGCACGTTGATATTGGCCTTCGTTAAACAGATCAATAGCATCAATCCAGTTAAAGCTTAACCCGACTACTGGGCCAGCGTTTGCGATAAGGTCTTGAATGACATTTTCACGGACCGTTGTGCCTACGCGACCATCCCGCCACCATAGATTTTTGGGGTCAAGACTGACACGCTCAGATAGCGAACCACCAGTTATTACTGAGGCTGGGCCTCTTGTAACCGATTCAGCTACGCCAGTACCATAGGCGCTTGCTTTTTCGGGGTCAAAGCCCATGTCGGTAAATAAATCTGTGGCAGCGCCACCAAGTTCTGTTTCCATGTAGTTACGGAACCAGTTTTCCCAATCAAAGAACTCGTCATCGTCTTCATCACCAAACATCTTCACCAAAGTGCCAATACCAAGTGTGAAGAACGGCATTGCTTCAGCACCGCCGAGAAGGAATGTCACGCCTAAAATACCCGCTAAACGACGACGACCTTCTTTGTTAAGTTCTTTACGTTGAGCATCAGCCTCTGCAACTCGACGATCTATCTCCGCTGGGGACATATTCTGGTTTGTGAGAAGCTGACGAAACTCTTCAATTTCTGCTTTACTGAATGGCGCACCAACTGCTAAATACGCATTACGGAATACCGCATAGGTAGCTAGTACGGGGTACTGCTTAAACTTAGCAAGCACCGACCACAATGGTGGCGTGAAATAGCGAGGCTTCATCTGTCGAGTGAAGTCACCAAGGGATAACCCTACAATTTCTTTAGCATCAGCAATAGCCTTTTCAAAAGCTTCTTCTTCAGTATTGATTACGGGATTACCCTGAGCATCACGTTTAATTACGCCACGAATGCTTTTTCTAGGCTCGGTTTTGTATTTGTCGTATGCCAACTCAAACGTAGTAAGAAGCGCAATTTCACGATTTGCTCGTTCAGATTGGTGGAACAAACCAGCAATCATGCGTTTTAGTGCGTTGTACTTACCCGTGTAAAGATCAGAAGGACGATCTCCAAGATTAAAGATGTCGTTAGTCAGCGATATATTAATCTGACCTTCTTCGATGAACCGATCTGCCGCATCTTTTAGACGCCCCGTCAGATTGCCACCTTCTACAATCGAAGGAAACTGCATCTGAAAGATTTGTCCTTTCGCTGCTGGTAAAAATGCACGCTTTGGCGTCGTAGCCAAATATCGTCCCATGTTCTTCAATATGGTTGCGTTAGCTTTAACGTACCCGTAGCGAGAACCAATGTAGGGCATCGTAATCTGCGCGAACCCAAGGAGGTTAAGTATCGCTGTGAAGGGTGCGGTCAACATGAAGTAGAACGTAGTTTCAGACGCTTTACCTGCTGCTTGCGCAGCAAGACTGGTATCTTCGTTGCTTAAGATTGTCTTAGCTCGTCGCTCAACTTCTTCAATGTAGTCACGATAAACAGCCGCACGGTCAGGATCAGCAAACTCATCAACGTACTCACGTGCTTTGTTTAGGTTGTTTAAGAACGGGTCAGCGTATTTAAACCGAGACTGCTGGTAGGCGCTGTGTACTGCATTAGTAGCAAAAACCCTAAGCATGTCGCCACTTGCACCTTGAATAGCTTTTCGGTTAATGAACATCTTCCGCATACTTTGCTGCGGTAATAACAGATACATTAGCTGATTAAGGCTATCTTGCATCTCCGCTTTCAGCGTCGGTACATCGGTGGCGGTCAGGTTATTGACTAATGCTTGAGCATCCTTTAGCACCTGAGTTGTGGTGATGTTTTGCCCGTATAACTCTGAAAGTCCGTTACCCTTACGTATTGTCTTTGCTAAAGTTCGTTGCTGAGCATTACCGCTAGCAAGCTGCCGACGCCGCTTTCGCATGGAAAGCTCACGATCAAGTAGGCTTTCAAACTCATAAAACTCTTTAAAGTTTCCTTTACCTACTTGGAACCAATATTTACCAAATCGGCGTAGGGGGAAGTAAGGTTTAACTAGCTTGTCGGGACCAAATTGATTTTGGATCTTTCTAATCATAGCTTGGCGTTCTGCTTTTGGAAGCTTCAAAGCTCGCCTTTTCATTTCCCGTACCATCTCGTTTACAGAGTTGGCGTAAAACTTTCGAACGTCTTTGTAAATCTGTTGGAACTCCGAGTCGAGGCCATTCCACGCAGCTTGCATCGGTGCGTTAAGCACTGCCTTAGGATCGGCGGGGTCAAGTCCCCGTATTGTTGCTTCCAACATTATTCTGCCAAGTAACTCTGATTGCTTTGGCTTTTTAGCTTGAGCCTTTGTCCAGCGCTCAATGATCTCACTGGCGGTGTTAAGCTTTTTAAGTCTGGATGCCACCATCTGCTCAATAATGCGGATTGCACCATCAATCTGAGGAAATCTTGTTTTGGTGAGGTCAGCAATCTGTCGTAGGTTGGCAAACCCAAGAATAGTCTTTCTGTATACAGTTGCGCTTGAGTCCCACATGGATTCCGTGATCTCTTTCATTGCATCGGCCCATGAGGTTCTACCTCTTATGGCGTCGCCAAACTCGTCCGTCGCCTTCGTTAGCACTTGCTCGTTAGTACGCCATTGTTGTGGAGTGCTAATTGGCGCCCATATTCGTTTACCTTTAGCAAATCTTGGACCTCGGTAAGCTGGCGTAAACTCTCGGGTTGCAGAGAATATTCTGTTTACTTCAAGGATAGCAGCTCCGGCAAGGTTATCGATACCGACTAGCTTCATCACCGTCTCAATGAACCGCTGAAGGAAAGGCTTCTTACGGGGTGTGTAAGGGATGTTCTTCAGGTAGTTCTGGAACTGCTTGTTTGTCATTACTTCAGAGACAAACTCAAATATGTTAGTTAGTCCATACTGACCTGGAGGTACTTTTTCTACTGCGTAGTTGTACATCCGAGTTAGCTCTTCTCGTGCAGCTAACTGTTCAGCCGTTAAGTTTTTAGGGTCAGTAGTTAGTACATACTCTGTTGCAGCGTGAACTATCTCGTGCAACATAACCCGATAACTTTTCCCCGTTAAGGTGTCGGTGTTAAGTGTAATTTCGTCAAAGTCGGGGAAGTAAGCACCGGGGGAGGCGATGCCTTCCATGTTCTTGTTAAAACTTCCAAGTACGTCACTGTACTCTGCTATTACCGGGCCAAGGTTGTACTTGTCTTTGTTGAGTTCTTTTAGCCCTTCAAAGACAGTCTCTAAGTTTTCGGAACGGTCATAATTTGTAAAGTACTTGTTGTACAAACCTTCATAGTTACGCCGAACGTAATCAAACAAACGCTTTTGTTGCGCTGCTGTTTTACGGTCAATTGACCGGCGCACTAAGTCACGCGCAGCGTTGAAGCTGATGTTGGTTGGAAGGTTAAGGCTTAGAAGTTGTTTTGCTAGCTCGGCAGAGAATCCAGTTAGCTTTTGACTGGCAATTCGTAAAGCACCGTTTAAATCGTTGTTTGAAATTGCATCGACGATTGTTGGGTGGACATCGCCAACCTTTAAGCTGAGCTGGAGGGCCTGCCTGTCGAGTTCTGTGAGCGCACTTTCGCCAATAGCTCGGGTACCGACTTCGACCCCTGTATCAGCTCCACTAAGGGAGAATATATCGCTGCGCCTGACTGGTCGTTCTCCTGCTGGTACAGCCCCAGGTTGGTCCTCGCTGACGCCAGCATCGCTTCCAAACGCTCTTGAGGTGGAAGTTTTTTCGTACTGTTCAAGAGACTTTGCAGTGTTTTTTGTTGTGCTTCTGTCATACGCCTCCTTCATTGCAGCGTAGGTTGATTCATGCTTAACTAAAAGCTCTAATAGCTTATCACGGTAAACTTCATACTTGCCACTATCGACAAGAAAAAGTTTCATCTTTAGCATTTGGGAGTTATGCCCTTCGCCATGACTCCTTTCGTACACATGCGCTAGTTCGTGAATCATTGTGTCCAGCATTCGCTCACGTGCGCTAGTTAATGTCTTTTCCCCAAACTCAGTGTAAAAAGGATTAAGAAGGTTGCCCTTAAACGGCACAAGTATGCTTACGCCGCCGTACCCCTTGTCAACTGAAATGCCAGTGAACCACAAGTTAGGAGCTTTTAGCTTTGCGTATGCATACATGCCTTCAGCAACAACTTCTTTCATATCTAAAAATAAAGAACCCAACTCTGCAAAAAATGCTTGGGGATCTCCGTACGGTTCACCTACTGCTACGAGATCTATGTTGGTGTTGTTATGGAATATGGGCTGACGCGGATCTTGCGTCATTTCGTTCATAAACTGCTCCATTTTGGGAGCTGCTTTATCTGCCTCGAACGACTTTTCTATTGCCCGCTCTGATTTCTTTTTAGTATCTACTAGAACAACGCCTTTAGTGTCTTTTACTAAGCCTTCGGCTACATTTATTTCTTTGGGTACTTCAAACGCTTTGGCTGCGGTTTTATGCCCACCTTTATTGAAGAGCTTTCTTAGCTTTCCTTCAACGTCTTGGCTTACGCCGCCGACAGCAACTTTAGGCATCGAAACGATGTCTTTAAATACATCCTGCAATCCCTGCGCTTCGTTTCCTCTTGCTACTTGCGCAAGGTACTGCCCAAGAGCTTTTATATCTGCTTCGTGAGAAGTTCTAAATTCTTCTCGTGATAAAGTAAATGGGTAGTTAGCATCGGATGCCGGTACCTTTGATCTTATATTAACGACAATGTCATAAGGAATTGCTTCGCCAGGTCCAAGTTGAAATGTACTGTAGTAGCCCCCCTCAGGGCCGTTAAATTGATAAATGCCACTCGATAAGATTTCGTGCTTTGGATACTTTGAAATGTTTACGCCAAAATAAATATCTGCTGTACCCCAATCAAAATTTACTTTGGTCAAAAAAGGCATGTTTTCGGTGTCAAAATTTGCACCTATAGGCAAGACCTCTGTAGTTGTATCTCCACTCCACTTACTAATAGAAGTAACAGTAACTTCAACAGGCCCAATCAAACTACGCTTAAGCGGTGCTATGCTATCTGCGCCTGTACTAAAATAAATATCTTCGGCTACACCTTTTTTGTTTATGAAAGTTTCTGGTATTTTTACAACAACAGTTGTCCCGTGTTCGTCTTTAGGGGCGCGTTCTGTTTTAATAGAAAACCCACCATGACGTATCTGAACTGGCGTTGCATCTGTAACTATGTTTCGTACACCGTCTCTGACAGTATCTAAAGAAATACCAGCTGTGCTAGTCATAAAAGCTAACTTAGCTAAGCCGTATCCACCGCTACGTTCCTCAGGAGGAATGTCTTTCTTTGTGCCTCCGACAGTAAAAAACCCATCGTCCACAATTTCTGTAGTCATTCCAATACCGTTATCAGTAACGGTAATAGTTCTGTTAGCTTGATCCAGCGTTATGTTAATTTTGCCCGGCCCTTTTAATACACCTTTGAATACAGCTTCTTTTACAGAGTCAAAAGCGTTTTGAAGTAGCTCTTTAACTGCTACATCTTGTATGCCAGCGCCGTACATACTGCCTGCCATAATGTCAAACATTTGTTCTTGGTCGGCTTTTAGCTTACCTTGACGCTCACCAAACTCTCCTTCAGCAAACCTTGGGGCCTCAGGAGCAATCGGAGCGATAGCGGGTTCACCAATGCCGTACTTCTTATTAAGGTCTTGCATGACTGCATCCATCTCGTCTTTGGACGGATGCGGAGTGTTCTCCCACGCAAAAAACGCATTAGTAAATGGAACGCCTTTAGCTTTCTGCGCATCAGTAAACTGTTTCTGCGCCGCTTTTACTTTGTCGGCGTAAGGCTTTAACTCTGCTCTGTAGCCCGCTTGTTGGTCTGGTGTAAGGTCTTCAAATGTACGAGCTTTGGGCGGAGTCGGCGTTTCAGTCGGCTGCGCCGCAAAGAAGTCATCCGACTGCTTCTGAAGAGCATCAAGTTCCTCTTGCGTAATTAGCCCAGCCTCGATTGCTTCTTGCAATCTAGCTGGATCTTCTCTTGCTGGGGTGTAAACAGGTGCCTTACGTTGCGCCTTTTTTAATCTTCCCGGTTCCATACGAAGCAAATTGACAAGGGCTTCGAGTTGCCTTTCTTTCGGCACTGTTCTTTCAGAATCAGCAAGCCGTTTTTCATAAGCCTCGCGTATAGATTGCTTTTCTGCATCGCTAAGAGGAGGGGGGAGCGTTTCAAGAGCTTGCTCAAACGTATCCAACGCAGCCTGCATTTCTTTAACTGCCCCATCAAACTGCGCTTGGTTTGCTCGTTTGTAGCCTTTATCCAGTGCCATCGCCTTTTGAACTAGGCGATTAGTTAATCCACCAGGGACCAATTTATTTACGTTTTCATACTCAGGCAGTCTAGTTAGCTTAGCCATTACCGAACGTGCCGTGCTACCAGCAGGTTCATCTAAATATGGTTGATTGCTTTTGTTAATTATTTCACTGTATCGAGCTAAAAGTTGATCAGCCCTCTGAAGCAACGGCATCGCAATCGACGCCGCTTTTGGCATATTTGCAACGCCTGCCCCGTAATTGGTGCGGAAGTAGTTAATTAGATTTTCGTTATTAGTACCCGCAATATCGCGGATGACGAACGTATCTTCGGGGTCTACTGCACCAACCCTTGGCTCTTCTCCTCTTCCAACGCTTGGAGCAACGCCGCTAACATCACCCAGTCCTGTCGGTTCAACTCTTCCAGCTCCGGCGTCAGTTGGTGAAACTCCGGGTTGACCAAGTGTAGAAATGCTAGGCTCACGCTCTCCGGGGATAGGTTCACCCATTTGGGTACCGGCTTGTTCAACAGATACTCCTTCCTCAGCGTCTTCAACAGCCGCCATATCCGCAAGTAAATTAGCTTCTTCAATAGCAGCATCTTCATCAAGGGCTGTAATCAACTTGTCTTCAGGGGTATCCGCTGCACGTTTTTGTGGCAACGCACCGATACCACCACCGAGAACGCCACCTGTAATCCCCTCTAAAGCGCCAGCCCCTACAACTCCGCGCATTGTAGGTACGTCAAACCCTTCACGTTGGAGAGCAATATTTTCGGCTAAACGCTCTTGTGCAGCCTGGACAAATTCAGGTGCCCCTTCTTCTATTGCACCTGCAAAACCCCTCCGAACTGCGCCCGTTTTTGCGGCTTCTTTAGCTGCTGCTTTTGTAGCTATGCGATTAAGAATAAGTCTTTCTGCACCTGTACGACCTGCAACCATACCAAGAACAGTGCCAGCCAAAATCATATCTAAATTCTTACCACCATACGCTTGAGCTTCTTGTGCTTTAGCTTCAGCAGTAGCTTCGTCTTGCCCTCTACTTAAAAGCTCTTCTTTTACCGCATCGTATATGGTGCCTTTAACAATGCCAGCGCCAGTTAACCCAGCAGCAGTTAAAACTCCGGGTGCCCCAGCTACAGCCGCCAACAATATCGGCACTGTCGAACCTGCTGCCTGCGAAAGCATATCTACTGGAGCAACTGTAAACGCTTCAAGTGCGGCTTTTAATTGCCCTCCAACACCTTCGTCTTCTGCTTCTTTCATTATCTGATCTATGCGCTCAGAATCTTGTTTTGATTGCGCAGAAGCTAAATCAGCTAAGTATTTTTCTACCCCTCGTAAATTTTGCGCCCATTCACTATTTGCGCCAAACGCTTCTGTGATAGCACGGGTGGTAGTTACTATGCCTTCCGCACCTTTAAGGGGAACGTCTAGTACTTCTCTAGTAAAAGGTTCTGGCTTAGCCGCTTCCAATATATTTTCTACTGGAATACCAAGAAAAGTAGATGGCTCTTCCGCAACGGGTTGCGCTTGGGGTTGTGGCTTTCCCGCAAGGGGTTGCGCTTGGGGTTGTGGCTTTCCCGCAAGGGGTTGCGCTTGGGGTTGCGCTGTCGGCTCAGCTCCAGTCAATACTTCCCAATTGTTGTTAATTAGGTAAGCTTTTTGCCCCGTTTCTGGATTGATTGCAGTTTGCTCAGGCTTTTTCCATTCATTGTCGATAAGAAAAAGCACCTCACCAGTCTGAGGATTGGTAGCAGTCTGCATGTACTAAACCTTTACTGAGGTGAATACGGAGGATTTAATATAAACCCAGGCGGTGGGGGTGGTGTACTTCCCGCAGGCGCACCTCCCATAGATCGCGTACTTCCCATAGATCGCGTACTTCCCATAGGCGCACCTGATGATGGTCTTCCAGCAGTATTTAACTCTTTAAGATCAGCTTCTGAAATAGCATAGTTTCTTAAAATATTTGTTCGCTGTTCTTCAAAAGAATCCATAAGTTGTTTCTTTTTCTTTGGATCTTTTTCTTGACTAACTTGGAGCTGCATTATGTATCTCAAACTTGCAATCTCTTTATTAGCCGCTGTCAGACGGTTGCTAAGTGCGTTGTAGCGATCCGGTGCTTTTTCAAGAGCTGCCGTCGCCCGAGCCATGGCTTGCTCCATCGTAATCGGCATACCTGCGTCTTTTGCTTCATCAAAAATAACTTGTGCAGCTCGCTCTTTATTATCAGGCAGCGATGCAATTGCTTCACGAGATTCACGATTAGCACGCTCAATTTCTTCTCTGGACTCACGATCTGCTTTGGCTGTTGTTTCCCTGGACGTTAACTCTTTTGTAAGTCTTGCTTCAGCAGCGGCACTTTCAGCAGCTTTACCGCGCATACCAAGAACACCCTCAAAGACTTTGCCTTTCTCAGCACGTTCGGCGGCGAGTCGAGCCATTCGATCTTTGCGTATATCACTTAAACCAGCCATTAGAGGTTGAGATATTGACCTTGCTCCTGCACCAAGACCTTCAGCAAGACCACCAGGAGTTGATGCTAAGGTACCCCCAAACTGAACTGCGAGCTGTGCAAGTAACTCTCGCTTTCGATCTTCTGCGGATTCCATGGGAAAGTCGCCCATGTAAGCTCTACGTGCTTCGGCTAACGCTTGCAAATCAGGGCTAAGATTTGAATACATATCAGCAAAAGTAGGAGTTTGAGGAGCACCACCTGCTTGAAACGCAACAATCCCGCCGCTAGCCATGCCTTGGCGTTCAAACATTTGAGGAGGAACCGGAACTTGATTTAATCCCTGACCTTGGGGTCGTGGTTGTTGAGGCATTTGTGGGGGCGTTTGTGGCATACGTGGTTGAGCGGCGGCAGCTAGACCCATTCTTTGGCCTATTGGCTGCATAACTTCTTGAGCTACCGTCGGGGGTGAGGGTGGCTTCATTTCAGACTGAACAACACGATCACGCATCATCCCAGCCATTACTGCTAGCGTAGGACTAATTTGGCCCGTTTGGGCCAACCGACCCAAAGTGGGTTTGTCATATTTAAGAGCGAGGTCTTTAACCTCTTCTATTTCCGGCATAGCCATTTTTTAGCCCCCACTTAGGAGATTATAAAGTCCAAGGCCCGTTATACCGAGTCCAGTAAGCTGGCTTGCAAACGAAGGCGCAGGAGTTGTGGTTGTTTGCGTCTGACTTGTCATTGGAATACCACGCAGAAGATTCGAAAGCTCTCCGACCTGTTGAAGACCAAACTCAGACTGACCTGTACGATAAGCACGCTCGGCATCCATTTGCTGTTGTTCGATACCACGCTGAAGATCGCCAAATGCACCCATGGTCTTGGTAATGTCCATCTCACCGGCAAGACGCTGCGTTCCGAGGCCACCGAATGTTTGAGTTAAGCCAGCAAGTCCTTGGGCAGCGCCCATCTGAGCAGCACGATCACGCTCAAACTGTTGCTGTGCTTGGGCATAAGCATCCTGTAAACCTTTTGCCTGAATATCACCAAGCTGGGTACGAAGACCAGCTTCACGTTGCGCTTGTAAAAGGGCTTGTCTTGCACCCCCATAAGTACCCTGCCTAGCAGACGCTAAATTACCACCGAGCTGAGCCTGGCGTGCGGCTTCAATAGCACCTCTTTGCTGAATATCTGTAACTGCCTGCTGATAAGGCGACATGTAGTACTGTGCGGCCTGTGTGCTAAACCTTTCCGGTGCAGTCATATAGCCCAGAGCAGCCTGCTGTCCAGCCTGTGTAGCTAAGTCGTACTCAGAAGGCAGTCCCATTCCGGCAATTCTTTTGCCTGTTTCTTCTTGGAATTGAGACATGCCAGCGACACCACCAGCACCCGCAAGTCCTGATTGAATTAGGGGGGCATAACGCTCTTCGTAGCCAACAGGCCCGGTTGCCCCGCCTGGGAAGATTTCAGAAATACCGCGTTGGATTAGCCCCTCAGGGCCTTCATAGAATCCTCTAAGTACGTCAGGTATTTCAGAAGATATTGCGACTTGTCCGACTTGTGCCATGATCTTTTCCTTTATGCAGGCATCAGGCGCTCGGCCTTGATTTCTGGGGGTTGCTCTTTTGTGCCATGCCGAGCCATGCGGATACGATCCATCATGTCGTAGAGCTTTTTAGACCCTGCATCGCTTGATCCATTACCAATATCAGCAACGACATCAGCTGGGATTACAAATTCACCGTCGGCTAAACGAGCCTCCTGCACACCCTCTATATTAGCAGGTACGCTATCGCTCATGCCATCCCCCGTGCCCGTTACGTCACGAGGCTCACCAGTGGGTCCGGTCGTTCCACCAGCTTCCATATAAGTCATGCCACCGCCAGCAAGCTTCATCAAGCCACCCTCTCTAGCTCGCATACCCGAAGAATAAAGCGGGGGTAATGAGGCAATCTGGGGAGCAAAACGCTTCCTTCTTTCTTCCTCTTGAGCCGCAGCAAGCGCACGAAGTTGTGCAGCTCTAGCTTTATCGGCCTGCATCCCAGCAGCGGCTGTGGTTAACCCAGCGCCCATCAAAAGCGTTTTTCCAGAGGCATCAAGCAAGAAGTCGGGTGTGTATTTTTGAACCGATGCGGGTAATGTCTCACGTAAGAAGCCTTGTCCAAAATCTACTGAACCTGTTTCTACTGACGCTGGCGGAGTCCAAGCTGTTTTTCCTGGCGGTGTCATAATGTCTGCTCGCTCTAAAGCTGACATAGTAGAAGGATCACCCACACCCACACCTAAAGTTGTTTCAGGAAGTTCTGTAGCCATACCACTTAAAGCTTCACTCGTTGCCTGACCAAACTCAGGTCTAGCCGCTAAAAATTCTGCTTCTGTCCCCTGAATAGGCACGTTTTGAGAACTAACCATAGCCGACTCAGCGGCGCCACCACCAGCACCTGCTCCAACTTGTACTGTATCTATAGGTGCCGTTCCAGAGGGCGTTCCAATCGTCGTGCCGCTTAGCCCTTCATACATATTACCCATACCATAAGCAGTCAAGCCAGCCTGAATACCTTCCATGAGGTTGCCTGTAGCAGCAGCCCTAACACCGCCATAAGCAAGTGCCGCTTGTCCAGCCGTTAGGCCCATCACA